ATACGTAAATTAATACGTAACATGCTCAAGATATCTATGACATCCAGCATGGATATAATTAGAGACTTTAAAGAAGTCGCTAACTATATATTCCAGAAGGCTTCAGAGTCAGAGACCCTAGAAGCTCCTAGCATTTCGTCAGGAAATGCCTTCAGGAATATTATGAATATCCCGAGGGTTTCCGCATTAGTGGAACCCGGGTACGTGCAAACGAAACAAGATCTAGAAGACCTTGCTCATTTAACCTCGAGTAGGAATTTCCCTAATGGGGATCATACCGCCGAAAAGGCGGCCCTACTCAAGTTTAAAAATATGGTAACCGGAAGTTATACTCCCGATGCCACAATCCTAAAAGAAGTCTACGATTCGTGCTTCAGAATAGGAAAAATCTGTAAGAAACTCGGTCACGATGTTTCTTTAGATTCTCATATCTCTCTTGCAACTGCGGGTAGCTATGCTAATACCGTAGAACAAGGAGGTAGAGCACAAGAAATGTTAGACGATATCGTCCCATTTCTAAACTTTATCCCAACCGAAAATCGGATTTGGGATGTAGGTTTTACCACCGTCGAAGATATCATAGATATACCTAGATGGCGTACATGGTGTAGAGATGAACCTTATAAAGGAGATCTAGACATACCATTAGGTGGTACTCTTAGAGAAACTCTAGGAGGTTTGACACCTTATAAACAAGGATATGATGAAGCCTTAGGCAAACAAATTCTTGTGATAGCATTCTTATCATACCAGAGGTATGGAGAAGCACCTATTCCGACCCGTGTTGTGGCTGCGCCAGAACCGGGCGGTAAGGTTAGAATAGTAACAACCAGCCTATGGTGGGTCAATACTATTCAACAAGCACCATCGCATATTATGCGAGCGTACTTGTCATCTCATCCATCTGCCGCTGGCGGACTAACGAGAAGCGATCAAGCATGGTTATACCTATACGAGATTGCAGACAAACGCGAACACTTCGAAGAAGGTTTCGGATGTTTGTCATCCGATTTAACAGCATCTACTGATGTAATACCGAAGCCTGTGGCTAAGGAAATATTAAACGGATTTATAGACGGTCTCGGTTTAACCGGGCCTCTATTAACCGCCGCTATAGACATAATCTTAGCACCGCGGTTTTGTGAAGTTAAAACAATCGATGATTATTTTATAACTTCAAAAGGCGTTTTTATGGGAGAACCCATGACTAAAGCCATACTCACCTTACTGAATCTTTCAGTTGAAGATATAGCGATTCGCAAATATCGAGGTGGAGAGTTAGAAGAACCTATACACTATAAGTGGAGGTGCTTTAACATTGCAGGGGATGATCACATTGCGATTGGTCCCTTGAAATATCTCAGATTAATTACGGAAACCCACCATAGGTGTGGTTCCATAATATCTAAAGATAAACACAGTCTTTCCACGAAGTTCGTG